TGACAAGCGCAAGGGAGTCTTCGCTGTCTACGAGGATGGGAAGGTCGTCTACGATGTGGACACCCACAGCGAGGACTACCAGATGATCTACTGGATCCTTCAGTCTGTCAAGAAGGACTTTGTGCCCAAGGATCCGAACTGGCTCTCAGATCATCTCCCGCAGCTCCAGGCCTTCTGGGATGAGGTTGTCCAGCACAGGACGAACGGGACACGCCCCGAGGAGAAGCCCAGCCTGCCTACACTGGAACTGTGAGGCTGTGCGGGAAGAAATACCCCTCAATTGGAATCGAGGGATCGTTGAACCACTTCGACGGGAGGACGATCGTTCGGTCTGGGTTCAGATAGGCGCCCCACCAGGAAAAGGTCGAATTGGCGCAGATCCCACCGTCGCGACACCGAGCCAGTGTCCAGAGCGCCCGAACCTCATCGGGTTCCTCTACAAACGTATGCGAGATCGTCTGCAGAACCGGACTCGTTTTTGCATAGGAGACATCGTTCGTGAAGACATAGAAGTGCGTCCCAACCGGAAACTGCTGGACGGCTCGCATGTAATACGTCGAGAGCCCAACATCGTGGAAACAATGCCTGACATAGTCTCCACCCCGAATGTGAAGGAACGCCCCAGGGAGGCTAGGGATGTCCGGCGGACAGACAAGTCGTTCCCGAAAGGTTGGAGAGATCATCTTGTAGGTTTGGAAGTATCCGTTCAGCTTGACCTCTGCGGACGAACACTCGCCTTGGAACTGCGCGAAGTCTGCGAGGATCGTCCTAAAGTAGTCCTGAGACGAATGATGGGTCGGTGGGCAGGGAGGAAGGACAAGCTGTTTCCCAGACCCGCGGGCAATCGTCTCGGCGGCCGCCACCTGGAAGAGCTGATTCCCGAGACCCCCACGGAGATGGATCGTCAGCATTGTGTAGGGAGGAGAGAGACGAGATGGACGGACGACGCAAGGGTTTTCGCTCTGGATCCGTTCGAGTGACATGGCGCGGATTGCGGTCTACATCACGGGTCATTTTCGGAACTTCAATGAGACGTGGCCTCACTACGAAGCTCTTCTTCTCCATCACCCCTGCGATATCTACATTGCACTCTGGGACGTTCGAAATTCGACAGATCCCACACCCGTGACCGAGGCAGACATTCGAGCGGTCTGCCCTGACGCCAAACACATTCAGGTTCTCCCCTCTGCCGACCCCCTCGCGTGCCACGGACATACGACTGCAGTCGCAGGTCAGTTCTATGGACTCCATGCGATCTTTAAGGTTCTCCCATCGACCTATGACTGGTATGTTCGGCTTCGGACAGATCTCTATTTCTTCGACACCGATATCCTCAGCCCGCTGGCTCCAACGGCAGACCTCTGGCTTCCGGAAAAGGTCTGGCATACAGAGCCCAACTATCCAGCGCGCGATGTCTTCAACGACTATCTTTGGAGTGGATCCTATGCGATCAGTGCCTATCTCGCAGACACCTATACAGCCCTTCCCGATCTCAAGCCGACCTATATGGAAGAACTCTTTGCGCGTCGTCTTCGCGCGTATCCCCATCCCCTGCGGATTGGAGTCATTCCGGGGACGGTTGCCTTGGATCGCCGGACTCGCGGAGAGGATCTGTATCTTCCCGAGAGCCATGATCTCACCCGACGCCGCCGGGAGCGAGAGCTTCATGCGATCTATATCAACCTCGATCGTCGAACGGATCGTCGAGCCGAGATTGAAGCGGAGTGCGCCCGAATGGCACTCCCGATTGAACGATTCTCGGCCTGCGTCAGTCCACTGGGTCCTGGGCAGGGATGTACCCTCTCGCATCTCACGGTTCTCAAGCTCGCCCGTGAGCGAGGGATCCCTGCAGTTCTTATCTTCGAAGACGACTTCCAGTTTCTGATCCAGCGGGCACAGTGGATGGATCTTATCACCCATCTCCCCGAGGACTACGATGTCGTCATGCTCTCCTACAATCTGTTCAAGAGCGAGCCCTACAACGATCGGTTTGGTCGAGCCTTGGATGTTCACACCGCATCAGGGTACATCGTCCACTCTCGCTTCTATACCACGCTCATCGCCACGATGGAGGAAGGCTATCGACTCTACTGCGAGACAGGTGCCCATTGGCTCTACATGAACGACCAATTTTGGAAGCGCCTTCAGCCCACGTCTCGCTGGTACTACAGCCTCCTCCGAGCCGGGAAGCAGCGTGCGGGGTACAGCGATTTAGGCCAGAAGTTTGTAGACAATGGCATATGATCACCTTCGTGACAGCCCTCCTCGATCTCCACGAGGATCGATCCAAAGACCGGTCGATGGAGTCCAGAATCGCACACTTTCGACAGCTCGAGTCCTCGGGCATCAAGCTTCATCTCTTCGTCAGTCCCGAGTACGCCCATCTGGGCGGAGAGGTCGTCTCGCTGGAAGAGCTCGAGACCTTTGCCACCGCTCCCTCTGGACTTCCCACACAGCGGACGCCGTATCACGATACCAAGAACTTCCTCTGCCTCATGAATGCGAAGACCGAGCTTGTGGTGCGCGCCATGAAGACGGGAACAACGACCCATTATGCATGGATTGACTTCAACGTCGTCCATGTCTTTCGCGATGTCCCTCGAACCCTGTCCTACCTCTCGATGCTTGGACAGACCCGTCTGCGAGACCGATGCCTGTTGATTCCCGGATGCTGGGGACCCGGAACGATGACCGATCGCGTGAACTGGCGCTTCTGTGGAGGCTTCTTTGTGGGAGACCGGCAGTCTCTACTTGACTTCCACGCAGCCCATCAGGTGGCCTACCAAGCGCTTCCCCACTTGACCTGGGAAGTGAACACCTGGGCACGCGCAGACATCCCGGGTCTTACATGGTATCCGGGCGATCACACAGATAGTCTTGTCCGCATTCCTCCCGAGTTCATGGTGACGGTCGCAAGTCTGACAACGATTCCGCCTCGATTTGAGACGGACTGCCGGCTGGCGGTTGCGTCGATCGCACCCCAGGTGGAGCAGGTCTTCCTTTCGGTTCCCGATGCGTATGTGCGATTCCCGATGCGACAGCTTCCTGCGTGGATGTCTGAGATTCAGCTCTGTCGTGGTGAGGACAAGGGACCTGCCTCGAAGTACCTGGGAGCCCTCGACCGAATCCCGAAAGGCGCCTGGGTCTTCATTGGAGACGACGACCAGGAATATCAGCCGGATCTGATTGAGCGCATGAAGCGAGGCATCAATGCGATGGGTGTGTACCAGAATCACTTCTTCTCGATTCGAGAGAAGACCTCGGGTGGCATGATCCATGGCTATGTGGGGCTTCTCATTCACGAGTCGCTTCTTCGCAAGCTCTCCGAGTTTCCCCTTCCAGAGGCCGCTCGATTTGTGGACGATCAGTGGATGTCGGCATATTGCTCGACGCACGGCATCCGCATCTTCCCAACCTCGGCTGAACCCTATACCGAGATCTTCAAGGTTCTTCAGAATGGACATGAGAAGCTCGGGTGCGCATCTCTCTCCGGACTTCACACCCGCGATGAACGCGTCCGGGAGCTCGGACGTGCCCTGGGCGTGACGTTTACCGGATCAGTCCTGACGCATGATCCTGTACCTGCTGAACAAGATCCCACTTCATCTCCGCCTGTGCACGCTGACGAAAGCACCCCTCAATAATATGGAGATCTTCCGCGGCGCGATGGTAGTTCGTCAGCGTCGAGTGGTAATCCCCAAAATAGAGAGAGAACCACTCCGGATGACGATCCACGACATAGACCATCGCCTGCTCTTCGCTATGCCCCACGCCGGTCGCAATCTGCTCAGAGAGGACAGACATCATGGAGAGGAAGAACCGGTCGACATGATCTGAGGCGACTGTAAAGGCCGTGGCCGCAACTCCACAGGGACCTCCGTGGGCGAGAAACCGCGTCATTGGATACAGTTCATGGGTGGGACGATAGTGAATGTAACAGACTGCGATCTTCGGACGAGGGGCTGCAAGGATCCGATCCACGGCGTCCGGGAGGCCTCTCGCGATATGGCTTGCGCCAAGATCCAGCCAGACATAGGTGTCCGCGGGGACAGCCCGCTTGGCAAGATGAAGTGCCATCGGCTTGAAGGAGGTCACCATGAAATAGGACGGCGTGTTTCGGGGGTCTTCATAGGTCTGTACAGCACGATTGGAGTGGACGATGGGGAGCCACGCCTTCACGTGCTCATACTCAAAGATCGATTTGACAATGTAGGTCGTCGGACGGTCTCCGCGAATCGCGGCAAGGAGGGGCTTCGTGTCCTCATCGCAAAAGATGACCATTGGGTGGGGGAGTTCAAGGGTTGGGCGTCCATGTGTCATGTAAAACTCAAGCGGACGAGTTGCCCGGGAGGCATCGGGAGACGCCGCGAGATTGAAGAACATCGTGACGATACAGGACGTCATTTCATGAAGGACGGAAGGCACTGCGTAAACCTCGACGTCGTCGGAGGGCGATACTTCGCAACCCACTCATCGATGGTATAGGTATCGCTCATGCTGCGGTTGCAGCGAGCGCAAATGGGAATCAGGTTGTCAAGAGTCGTCTTGCCACCCTTACTCTCAGGGATGTTGTGCCCGCACTCATAGTCGAACACTGAAATCTTATTCTTGCACCAGGCGACATAGCACTTGGCGTCAAATCGATGTCCCATGCGAGAAATCCAGACTTGCTCGGCTAAGGCTTTGGGAATCTTCTTTTTCTTATACGGTTCGCCCGGAAAGTCCCGAAACTCCATTGTCGTTTACCTGCGACGACGCGTAGACCGCTTGCGACGACGACCACCGACGATCTGATGATAGAGAAGAGCCCCGGGGCGATCCATGGTCACTCCGAAAAACCGGTAGCCGGGCACAGCGGGATAGTAGAGCCTGCCTCCCGTCGTCGAAAATCCCGGAGGAGCCGGAGTCCCCGGAACGGTTGCAATGAGCGCTCCCCGTTCAGGGCTCGCTTGGAAGCCCGGAGGCGCAATGAGATTGAGTGGAAGGGGGATTCGCAACTCATGGGGCGCCGCGGCGGGGTCAGCCGGACCCTGACGACCAGCCCTCTGGGCGCGACGACGAGACTTGCCTCCCTGACGGATGGGGCGGGCGACGGGTGCGACGGGACGGAAGGGGGCAGGTTCACCGCCGGGAGGACTCTGCGGAGTCGACCCGGGTTGAGGACGCAATGGATTCGGGGCATTGCTGAACCCGGGCATTTATACTGGAACAAAGGATTTATACTGGTTCACCTGGAAAGGCGTCTCCATTCCGCTGAGGGGTCCCATCTGAACAGGCGCAGGATCCATGTGGTTCGTGTACTGTTCGTAGGACGAACGCTCACGTGCGACGGTGTTGCCGACCTGGCGTTTGTCGAGGAATTCAGGCTGGAAGCGCTCGCGTCCAAGATAGAGGACGAGCATCAGGGCAAACAGGCCGGCCACAAGAAGTGTCGTCGGGTTCATTATGGTATCCCACGAAAAAACGAACCGCTTTCTGTCTAGAGAGACAACAAGCACAATGCAGGACAAGGCACTCGAGACGCTTCGCACATTTCTTGGTCGGCGCAAGCTGGACACCACCACAACGCCCGTGGATGCCGGGCAGCTCGATAAGGTCAATCTCTATACGATCGGGTCGACGCTGATCATCTTCAGTCAGAAGGACAAGGGTCTCCTTGAGCGTGACATCCGGACGTTCGTGAAGTTCGCAGAGGACAACTCCTATACCAACGGCGTCATCATCATCCCGCTCGCGAAGCCGTCGGCGAATGTCCTTCGCGTCATGAAGTCCTTCGCGAAGGATCGGGTTCAGTTCTTCTGGATCTGGCACCTCCAGAATGACTGGACGACGCACCGGTATTCGATGCCGCACCGGATTCTGACGGAGGATGAGAAGACGGCGCTCATCAAGCAGTACACATTGACAAACCCCGCAAGCCAGATCCCCTCGATTGACTCGCAGGACTATCAGGCGCGCGTTCTTGGAGCTGTCCCGGGCGACATCCTCGAGATCAAGCGTCACAGCGACGTCGCAGGACCTGCGCTGTACTATCGCTATTGCGTGGAAGACGTAAATGTTGCGTGAACATAATGCTCCGCGAGTGGTTTGGACTCTACGCTGACGCAACCTGCCCTGCGGGGAGGAGCACGTTCTTCGGCGGCGATGGAATCAAATCCTGTCGGACAAGTACAGCCGACTCGTCTCCAGTTGCGCTAACCTGTGCAACTGGGACTCCGTATGCGATTGTGACAGAAGGGCGCGACTTCAAATCGATTTGTGTCCCCTCGACGACGACACCGTATGCTGCAAGCACCACGGGTGAACCAGAGGGCTGGCCGTGTCGTCCTGGGGACTATTTTGGAACGTCCGCAGAGACCTGGACGGATCACGTGTGCATCCCAGCCAGTCCGTCGACCTCGACACCACCGCCTCCTCCCTCGTCCTCGTCAGGTGGAGACCTCAACTCGCAATACAAAGCCCTCAAGACACAATACGATACGCTGATCACACGGGCGATTACAGACCCGACGACGCTCCAGACCGCCCTCCCGCAGATCCAGTCGATCAATCAGCAGATGGCCACTGTCCTCGATCAGATGCTGGTCGAGCTTCAGGCTGCCCGGACTGGACCCAATAGCGATGCCTATCGCGATGAACTGACCGCAACCCTCGCTCGGATTCAGATGGACTACAATGGGCTGAAGACCAACACAGATGCGCTCCAGACCCTGCGTCGCATTCGATCGTTCCAGGATACGTCGTGGCAGCCGATGCTGAATCTCTATCTCGCTCTGTTTTTGATCTTCGGGATCGTTCTCGTGCTGGTGATGCTGTTCCGTCGTCAGACAAAGGAGAGCACACCCGCTACGATCGCCAGCCCTCCAGCGATGCCGACCTTGATGTAGGCATTGGTCGAGCCATCGAGGAGAGGGATCTGATCCATCTGCTTTTTGATCGTGAGGTACGTGTTCTCAGCCTTCGGACCCTCCGTCTTCACACGCTGGAAGTCGGACTGCGTCTTGGTCATGTCTGCGTTCGCCGTGCGATAGGTTGTCACTTCGTTGGTGATTGCATCCGATTCCCGGGCGAGCTTCGTATTCAACGACGAGATGTACTGATCCATCCATGCCTTGGTTCCGTCGTAGGCGCGCTTGTACCGCGGGTGTCCCGTCATTTTGTACTCGAGGAGGTTGTCCCGCATGCTCGCCAACAGGTTCGGAATCGAGATCGCCGTCGTCGAGGACGTCGGGAGTGGGTTGACCGGAGGGATACTCGCGTCCGCCGCGAGTCCCAGGTACGCCATCACCAAGCGCTTCGCATCCCCGTTTGAAAACGCGGTCTTGTAGAAGGAGCTCGTGGGAGTATCCGGCCGGCTATTGAACACTTGAAGGATCCGCGCAACATAGGAATCAACGACGGTCTCCGTAATCGGAGCGGTCGCTGGGACATACACCGATCCTTGGAAGTCCTGGATGATAGCGACAATCAGATTCTTGGCTTTGTCGCCTCCCGCAGGATTCGGATTCGGCGCGCTGCTGTTCGTTGCGAGGGACTTGAGACTCTCGGGCGCGAGTCCATAGATCCGATCTGTTTCGGCGGCATTTTGCGTCGCCCGAATATCCACCATGGGGGCTGAAATCGTGAGATGCTCGCGCTGTCCGAGCGCAACGAGAACAAGCACTCCAATGAGGAGGAGTCCTGGGGTATACATTACTTCTCTTCCAGTAAACAAAATGCCGGTTGAATCGTACTTTGAACTCAACGAGCCTCGCCACGTTCGCCTCACCACCTCTGCTGGAGAGCACACGCGCTATGTCCGCATGATGGCACAGGCGGCTCCGTATATCACGTCAGGGCAGCAGGTGGGAGCGCCCCGTCTTGGATGGAAGTCCCCCGCGCTCAACGCCGAGGTTCGCCTCATCGCGCCGCTGTGGGGCGGCGTCAATGGGTTTATTCCCAACCGTAAGTAAAGATGGGAGCTGGTTCATCCTGTCCGCAGGGATTTGAAAAGGGGACGCTTGTCTTCTGTCGAGCCACATGCCCCGATCGCTTCAAGTACATGCAGGAGTCGGGGAATCCTCCTGGAGAGTTCTGTGTGTCGATGTACGACAACGCCGTCAAGGTCAGACTCAAGTCCCTCCCGATGATCGACCCCGGGGGGACACCCAACCTTACGCCGTACACTGCAGAACGGGCTCGAGTGGATGCTGAGATCAAGACAGCGTCCGACCAGGTTGCGTCGAAGAGGACGGTTGAGGATGCCCTTCGGGATGCCCAGTCCCAGATGGCTGCCAACGTTATGGCGCACTCTCAGATCCGAACCGAGTCCGCGAAGTACACAGAATCGTTCACCACGGTCAAGTCTCTCGTGGACACGCTCAAGCCGCTTCGTCCTCCAACGGCGCCCGCCTCTGATCTTGCGATTGAACGAAAGGCAATCCTGGACAGCTCTGCCCCGAACTTCCTCCTCATTCAGGTTGAACTGGCGATCGTCATCCTCTGCCTGCTCGTCTACGCCTTTCTCCCTCTAGAGGTTGCACCCGGGCTTGCCATTTTGCTCTTGAGCGTGGGAGTTGCGGTCGGAATCTTTCTACGGAAAGGGTAATGGGAAACGGGTTCTCCTGCCCGACTGGATTTACCGCCGCGATCGGCATTCAATGTGCGCCCGTGTGTCCAGCTGACAAAGGACTTGAAAATCGCATCGTGTCGAACGAAGCCAGATGTATCTACAGCGCAGATCCAACCCAATTCTTCACGTTGAAGCTTGCGACGATGTACATGAATGAGACAGCCCAGTCTCCTCAACAAACCCTCGAATGGATTCAGGCAAAGCGCCCGTCCCTCTATCCGGCGTACAAAGCTGCGAAGGATGACTTTGATGGGAAGCTCGGGGCTCTCCTCCAGGTTCTGGATCGAAAGAAACAGATTGCCGATGCGTTTGCAGCCCTCCAAACAGCCGAGGGAGCTCGGGATACAGCTCCGCAATCCTACCAGGACGCTCGGATTCGCTACTACACGTTGGTGAAGGGCGACGACTGGATGGCAACGGAACGCCGGCGTGTTCTCAATGCCGAGGTGCTCCCGACTGTCGTCTCCTACGTCCAGTCGATCAATTCGATCTCGGAGCGTCAGGCGCAACAGACCTCGACGAAGACCGCAGTGGATGCCGTCAAGGACAAGCTCATCTCCCTGAAGGACGACTTCCGGACGACCACGACCACCCTGACCAAACAGGTCACAGAGCTCAAGAATCAGATCGAACTTGAGAAGCGCCGCTCGGTTGTCCAGACCCAGCAGACGAGCGAATGGTTCATCAATCTGATCCTTGTCATTGTGTCGCTCGTGGTCATTGTCATGCTCGCTCGCCGAGTCATGGCGCGGCAAGCCCAGAGTCCTTCCACTTATACGTCATCCACGTACCGTAGGTAATGGAGTGTCGAATTTGCCTCGGGGATGATCGCCCGAGCACGATGCTCGTCCCCTGCAAGTGTCGGGGGACATCAGCGTACATTCATGAACACTGTCTTCGAACCTATATGTCCTATTACCCAGACCGACTCTGTCGGGTGTGTCGTGAACCCATGCGACACCCGCGGATCGACATTGAGCGAACGTTCATCTGCGCAAGTTCGCTTCTGTTGTGGGTGGGCATTCTTGTGGGGCACTCCACGATGTCACTTCCGCTCCGTGCGCTTGCGGTTCTCGTTCTCACGTCCCTCATTCTCTATCATGCGAAACACCAGACGCTCACCTACGAGGCGACGATGATCTGCGTGGTGGGCTCGTCGTTCTTGATGATCTCGGATCCGACGTTCCTTCCCCAGACCGTCTTTCTCATCGCCGCAGTGATGATGCTTGCGACGCTCTGTCTCTTTGTCCCAGCCCAGACCCTCGTTCTCGTGCTCGTGTGTCTTCTCTTGATGATCTACAGTCTCCTGCTTCTGCTCGCTGTCGCCCTTCGCACGGATGCTGCGTTCACAAGTCTCACCCTCCTTGCGATCGCTGCCGCGTGGCTTGCCGTTGCGCGTCCCGCTCGTCTGAACGAGGTGTAGTCCTAGAGCAATGGATGTGATTGATGACCGAACTGTGGTGGACTTCCAGAAGACCACCTTCTGCGGACATCCTCGGGCGGCCGTCTCCAAGTTTCTCCTCCAGAACATCCAGCTTGGCCACGCTGATTACGCGTGCTATTGGTCTCTCGAGCTTCTCTGCTCGGGACTCGTCCATACCCTCTGGATGTCCCTCTTCGATGCTGCAGCTGTTCATGTGAACCGCGCGAACCCCAATGTCTTTCTCTACCTCGCCTCGGCGTATGAGACGTATGCGCCGTATGAATCGACCTTTTCCGCCCTCGAGATGACGAAGCTCCGCAACAACCCCGACGTGCGTCGGATGGTCTGCGAAGCTGCGGCTGTGATCGCCTTGTGTCGCAAGAACAAGCTCCCGAGTCTTCCGACGATCAAGCCCAGCCACGACTTCGATGCCGTGACCCTCCAGGAGTCCATTCGGGCTCCGTCTACACTCTACGGGAAACTCGTCCTCCGTCGCGATGATCCTCTGTCGATGGCCGTTCCCATGAACGAGCTCTGCTATTGCCTTCGGTCGGATGTGCGCGATACCACTCGGTCGCTCTATTGGATGAGCTGGATCTATGCCTATTGTCGCGAGCACAAGAAGCAGACCAAATCTGCACTGACCTTCGCCGATCGGTCGGATGAGTTCGTGAGTGGAGATCACGCTCGCCACGTTGTCTGGATGCTCTGGGATGCAGTCAAGAAGCAGTCGCAGCCCAACGCCCGCACCGTCCTCGATGTCCTGTACAAGATGTATTGCCTTCGCTGGTCTCCGACGGATGCCAAGTCTCGTCAGCACCTGCTGTCGACGGCCGTGCTCATGGTTTGCGAAGGAGGCACGCTCGACACGACACCGATCACAGGACAGACCCTTCAGGTCTCCCAGGTTCTCAATGGAATCCCAGGGTGGATTGATGCTATCGTGAAGACCCGCCAGAGTTTCTCGGCGTAAGACAAATGCGTCTCTCCCAGAAGCAGTCCGCCACGCTCCAGGCTGTGTTCCTCTTCTTCCTGATCTCCAACCCGTTCACCTACCGCCTGACCAACAGCCTCCTCAGTGGGCTGGTCGGTCGCCTGTCGGATCCCTCGGGCTGCCCGACGAGCCTTGGGATTGTGGTTCATTCCGCGGTCTTTGGCGCCATCGTCTATGCGTTGATGCTTGTCTAAAACGGAACCGATGGCTCCGAACCCATTGCCTCTACTCAAAATGATTACCCCTGAACTCTCTGCCTCCAAGGTCGCTGGCTTTATCGGTCTCCACAAGTACCAGAGCCCCATCGAGCTGTACTATGAACTGCTTCTCAAGGACAAGGACGCCCGTGCGGTGGTTCTTGCGCTCGAGACCGCAACAGGACGCCGCAGCTTTACCGGACTCCTGAATGAAGTCCTGAAGGAGCAGCCCGTGAAGGACTGTATCTACACGGGCATCGCCGACGCAAACAAGACCGAGAACGTTGGAGGGGTGCTCGAGGAGGTCGAAGCCCAAGCCCGCGTGATCCTTGACCTTCGTCGCGATGCACTCCCACGGGACGTCCGCGACAAGCTCGTCGCTGAGATCCGCGGCAAGATCAGCAAGGGGCGTGGCATCCAGAATGAGAACGCCATCCTCGATCAGTATGAGGTGGCTCGCGATGTCAAGGTCACCGAGCGGAATACCAAGACCTTCCGCAAGGACTATGGAGCCTTCAAGCTGGTCGGACGCACGGATGGCTATGTCGCGTCCGAGAACCGCATCGTGGACTCCAAGGATCGGACTCGCTGGTGGCCTGAAGTCCCGCTCTACGACGAGATCCAGCTCCGGGTCTATATGGAGATGGCCGGGGCGACGGAATCCGAGCTCATCGAGCGCTTCCCGGATGGACGCGTGCGCCACACCAAGTATCTCAATGACCGCGAGAAGTGGAGCAGTCTCCAGTCGGCGATCGAGGCGGGTGTCACCAAGCTGAATGCACTCCTGACGGACGAGGAGGCTCTGAAGCGAGTGGTCTTCGCGAACACGGTCTGTCTAGAGTATGGAGGTGAGCCTGACGTCCGGCGTTCCGCCCGCTTGGCGGGGACGGCGACCCTTACGGGAGTATGAAACCCGCCTGCTGTCGACGGGACTGAGTCGCTATGATGTTGAAACAAAAACGCTCTCAACGCTGAAGCTTGAGAAAGGGCGAATTCTCTATACGGAGCGTCCGTATACAGGATCCGTCTTTTCGCGTGTGTATGCGACGGAGTTGGTTCGGATTCGGGTCTATTCCGAGAGCCCGAAGGTGTGGTCTGAAGAGCTTGCACCGGGCGAGGTTCACTTCTTCCAGCAGCAGCTCAGCGCCTGACCCACAATCGGAACCTTGGAGGCCATCGTCGCGGCCTGCATCACCATGGGGACAACGGTGTCAATCGTGTGAAGGATCTGCTCCTTTTCCTCAGCGGACTTGTCCGACTCCTTGAGGGCAAAGCGGAGGGTCTTCAGGAGGAGGTCGAGGCGCTCCTTTCCCCGAAGATGGGTCAGTCCCTCGAGTTCCCGTCCGAGCTCCATACAGGTCGGGATCAGGTTGTCCCAGTCAATCCGTCCCTTGACGGTGCGATAGAGGGCATCCACCTGGGCGTCCATCTGCGCGTCGACTTCGTGAAGCGGGTTGGTCTGCATGCGGTTTGTTTACACATCCCAAAAGATACACAGCAAACAAATGAACGCGACCGAGATCGTGACGACCGCAGTTTCGACGCTTGTCGTTCTTGTTCTTGCGCATCTGACTGTCTACTGGGTCGTCAAGACTCTCTACCCGCCGCAGCCCGCCGTGCTGGCTGTCCGTGAGCCTGACCCGATGCCCCTGGCGCCTGCGCCTGCGCCGGTTGTGACTTTCGCAGAGCCTCCCCCTACAGTCCAACAGAATGTTACCCTACCGACGTATGAAACGCCTGTTCCCGCAGAAGCCCCTCGTGAAGGCGGGGAGCGTCGAGGGCCGCCACCGGCTGAGCGTACCTCAATTCGTCGGGACCCCGGGATGGCTGCTCCTGACGCACAATGAGCAGGGAGACCCGATCGCGCTCTTCGCGGATTCCCATGAGAAACTCGAAGTCGTCTACCTCGTGATGGATGAGCGTCTCTTCTCCGATACGATGTTCCGTGTTGTCCGGATCGGGTCGTTGCGGTATGTCGCCTATGACCTCGTCGTCTTCAACGGCCAGCCCTATCATGAGACCCGAACCTATCGGCAACGGTCTGAGAAGTTGCAAGAGCTCCTCGAGCTGTTTCATTTCCCCGACTTGGTCGCGCTTGAGATGCCCAATCAGGTCGCTCTCTGGGACACTCCGGTTCGGGGGTTCGAACATTACGATGACGCTCCTGGAACCCTAGGCGTATTTTGTCCTGTGAAGGAATAAATGTCTGGGTCCTGCGGAATGCCTGGAGGTCGTCGTAAGTCCAAGAAGGGGGGCAAGAGGTCCCTGAAGGCGGGTCGTCGCCGCACGATGCGCGGTGGAATGGGCTATGGGTTTGGTGGCGCGATGGGAACCAACGGTCCCGTCTGGAGCTCGTCCTGGGGCGGTGAGATCACCAAGGGTGGGGAGCCGATCTACGATACCACGGAACGCCCGCCGGTGACGGGGGGTCGTCGTCGCAAGTCCAAGAAGGGCAGCAAGAAGGGTCGTCGTCGCACGATGCGCGGGGGAGCGACGTGGCAGTCGGTTGCGCCGGCTGGTGGTGCGTTCACGGGGGAGGGGACGCGGGGACTGATTTCACTGACCGGATATGACTCCAAGGTGCCTGTCGCAGGAGGACCGGCGCAGAACCTGGACGGCGCCTACCGAGCCTAACGACAGCATCTGCGTAGACATACGGAAGATACTCAGAGTCGTTGGTCACAATCTGCGGACCTCCATGCGCCATCGTCTGGAGATACATCCGCTGCATCTCAAACCGAAGCGAAGAATACTCAATCCAGCGAGACCACGCCCGGTAGACAGACAGCGCTGACGTCAACGCTGAGACAAGATCGAGAGATTGAAGACCCAAAAATGTAAGACTGATCAACGGGGCGAGAATCATCTCGTTGATCTGTATCATTTGGTCTCCCACAGACCGGGGAGCGCAGAGTTTTTTCAGTTGAAGATAGCGT